CATAGGCGGCAGAGACCCTTGAGGCTCTGTCCTCTTGGATGAGTGGCGCGGTCTGCACAAACAAGAGCGCGGCCTTGCCGCACTACTGTCGTGCAGATGGCGCAAAAAGAGGTGTCAATACTAGATGTGGTATGTAACGCTAGGTAACAACACTAATGACGTAACGTCACATCTTGACAGATATGTACAAACTAGTGTCCAAATGGGGGGAGAGAGGGAGAGGGGGGCTAACAGAGGCACATCATGAATAACATTCTCAATACTAAGAAACTGACACCTAAACAAACGGCTTTGGTTGATACACTCGTATCAAAAGGTTGCTCTATCACTCAGGCCGCTAAAGAAGCTGGGTATGCTGATGGTGACTCAGGTAGAGTGACTGCTAGCAAGGCTCTAAAGCAACCTCATGTGCAACAGTACATGATGCAATGTGTGACAGAGCAATTAGGAATGAATGCTACGATTGCCGCTAGTAAAGTAATGAAGCTAGCTACTGGTGCTAAGAGTGAGTACGTACAGCTAGAGGCGAGTAAGGATATCCTCGATCGTGCTGGCTTCAAGCCTATAGACAGGTCTCAGGTACAGATAGCTGGTGATATACGAGTGTCCATCGATCTAAGCTAAGTAGTTACGTTCGTTGACCCCAGTTCATCATAGAGTGTTACCTATGCAGCACACGCCCCCCAAAAACAGCAATCACAATCTTGTTACAGGTCTTACCCCAGCATTTTTCTGCTACAGAGTATTTGTGTGTTTGTAAAAATAATTTATTAGTGTAAAGGTGAATTATGTTTAATTGGTTAAAGAGATTGTGGAATGGCAAAGACTCCAGCTTGGCAGAGAAAAGAAGGTCAGAACCCGAAGGGGGGATTGAACGCAAAGGGTCGAGCAAGCGCAAAGAGGCAGGGGTCAAACCTAAAGCCTCCAGTTCGAAGCGGAGACAACCCTCGAAGAGCAAGCTTTCTAGCAAGGATGGGGGGAGCGAACGGCCCAGAAAGAGACAGCAAGGGAAAACCAACGCGTCTTCTTCTCAGCCTAAAAGCGTGGGGAGCCTCAAGCAAGTCGGACGCAAAGGCAAAGGCCAGAGCAATAAGTCGAAGAAACAAAGCTAAGAAAGGAACAGCATAATGCCAATGGGTAAAGGGACGTATGGTTCACAAGTTGGGAGACCAGCTAAGAAAAAGAAAACAATGTTAAGTGGCAAGCAGAAGTCATTACCGCCAGCATTGAAAAGAAAAATATTAAAAGCAAAGAATAAGTAATGGCTAAGAAACTAAGAAGAAAGCGCAGTATTACCTCTTTATTAAAAGAGCGAGACACTGTTTTAGATAAGATAGCTGATGAGGAATTGTTTCAAGAGCTTAATATTGATGATCACCCTATTAGTTTTCCACCAAGTAAAGAAGAAAAAGACAAGTCTAGAGGGAAAGAAAAGAAATTAAGAATTAGGTTAAAAACTATTAAAAACTTAATTGCTAACCTAAAAGGTAGAGGTGGTGGTGGCAGTATTAAAATGCCAACAGAATACAGCACTAAGCCTAGACTAATAAGAAAAAATTAAACTATGGCAGTTAATGCAGCTGGTAATTATACAAAGCCTACAATGCGAAAGACTTTGTTTAAAAGAATAAAGGCAAGGGCTATACAAGGTACGGCTGCTGGTCAGTGGTCTGCTCGAAAAGCGCAGTTACTTGCCAAACAATATAAAGCTAAGGGTGGAGGATACCGATGAGAATAGAGTTTGCAAGTATTAGTATTATGGTGAGCGTTGTAAGAGAACTTCAAATCCATAATATAAATTTTGAGTGCAGGGTCGATGACCTTGGCGCTGGGACTATTTGGATAGAAGAACTTGAGAAACATGAAGTCATCACAAAAATCTTTGCTTAATTGGGGAAAGCAGAAGTGGCGCACTAAGTCTGGCAAAAAGTCTAGTGAGACAGGTGAACGGTACTTACCTAGCAAGGCTATTGCTTCTCTTAGTGATGCTGAATATGCAGCTACAACCAGAGCTAAACGAAAGGGTAAGGCTAAGGGTAAGCAATTTGTGGCTCAACCGAAAAAGATTGCTAGGAAAGTAAAACAATATAGGAGTTAATTATGGGCTGGTTGATTGCAAATAGTGGTACACATTATGATGGGGAAACTCATGAGCTTGCTGGAACTACATACACAGGTAAAACAAGAACGGCTGAATCTAAACGGCTTGTATGGGTTATTGGTCAATCTTTAAGTAGTATACTTGAAAAACCTAAAAAGCAGGTAAAGAAGAAACGTGCTAGAGATACTAAGGGCAGATTGAAAGCAGACGATCCTTCTACGCCAGATATTAATGAGGCTTACGAACAGTGAGCTTTGTAAATACTTTGAAGTCAGAAGAGCTTACTATGCTTCGAAGGATTGTTAAGAAGGTACACTTTCAATACTTTGATATGAAGCATGGTAAGTCTTTTGTGACAAACAAAATGCTAGACAATGTGATAGAAAACATTGGGCCAGAGGCAGTCGAGAAGATGATTAAGTCTGGAGTAGACAAGGGGTTAAGATAATGGCTGATAGTCTTATTAATAAATTGCCTAAAGCTGTTAATGGAAAAGTTCCATCTTGGTTAAGAAGAGCATTAAACCCATCTACAGCAACGACTAAAAATAATGAAACAATGAGAACCACATCATTTGAATATGAAGGAAAAGAAATATTAGTTCCGACAATACGAATGATTGATGGTAAATTAACAAAACTTTCTAGCAGAGACGCTTTTGAAGAAGCGTTAAAGAAAAAAGACTATTTAATATTTAAGTCGCCTTCTGAAGCAACTGCTATGTCGAAAAGACTAAGTGGCCTTGTTGGGAAAGCTAGAGGTGATTAATTTTAAATACAAGCCAGATGGCACTGTCCTTAAAAGCTTTATGAAAGACAATACTTTCTTTCGTGGCATTCGAGGTCCAGTAGGATCTGGCAAATCAGTGGGGTGTTGCGTTGAAGTATTTCGAAGATCTTTGGAGCAAAAGAAAGGGCCAGACGGAAAGCGAAAGTCACGATGGGCTATTATACGAAACACAAACCCACAGCTACGAACTACAACTATTAAAACATGGCTTGACTGGTTTCCAGAAAACGAATGGGGAAGATTCACTTGGTCAGTCCCTTACACCCATAACATCAAAAAAGGTGAAATAGAACTTGAGGTCATCTTCTTAGCATTAGATAGGCCCGAAGATGTGAAGAAGCTTCTATCTTTAGAACTAACAGGGATATGGATTAATGAAGCAAGAGAAATACCAAAGTCTATTATTGATGCTTGTACTATGCGTGTTGGTCGTTATCCTTCAATGCGTGATGGTGGCCCTTCTTGGACAGGTGTAATTGCAGATACGAACGCACCAGAAGAAGATCACTGGTGGCCTATTATGTCTGGCGAAGTGCCAGTTCCAGATCATATTCCAAGAGAACAAGCAAAGATGTTGGTTAAGCCTGACAACTGGCAGTTCTTTACACAACCTCCAGCAATGCTCGAAGTGAAAGATGAAGAGGGTGAAATACAAGATTATAACCAAAATAAAGATGCTGAGAATAAACAGCACATGTTGCAGGGTTATTATCCTAATTTAATAAGGGGTAAAACAAAAAGCTGGATTGATGTCTATGTTATGAATAGATTAGGAGCTATCCAAGATGGAAAGCCGATATACCCAATGTTCGCTGCAGAAGTACACATAGCCAAAGAAGAAGTAGCGGTAGCCGCTGGCGCACCACTATACGTTGGTTTGGACTTTGGGTTGACTCCAGCTGCCACTCTTGGACAAAAAATCAGAGGTCGCTGGCTCGTCCAGTCCGAGATAGTGGCTTTTGATATGGGGATTGTTAGGTTTGCCGAGGTGTTGCGTGAGGAAATTTCCTCCCGATTTTCCCAAGCATCTGAGGTTTACATATATGGCGATCCTGCTGGGGATTTTAGAGCGCAGACGGACGAAAGTACACCTTTTCATATCTTGCGCGGTGCTGGTTTGAGGGCATTCCCAGCCCCTTCAAACTCTGTAGATCTTCGATTGGAAGCTGTCTCTTCCCAGCTAACTAAGATGATTGAGGGCAAACCAGCATTTTTAATTGATAGAAGATGCCAACAGTTAATCAAAGGTTTTGAGGGTGGGTATCAATATAAGCGTATGGAAGTATCTGGTGAGCGATATGCTGATAAACCTGATAAAAATATGTACTCTCACATTCACGATGCCTTACAATATATGATGTTAGGCGCAGGTGAGGGTCGCGCCCTTATGAATAATCAACGACCTGCAAAACCTGTTGTTGCAACCAGAAGCTTTAATGTATTTTCTAAGCAAAAAACTAATTTAAAAAGATCAGGTTTTTGGGGGCGTATGTAATTGTGCGTTGCAAAACTTATTTTTCTCTGCTTTTAGGGAAATAACAAAGGAGAAATATTATGTGCGGAAGACCTAAACGTAATCCAAAAATAGATGAACAGCTTGAAAAACAAGAAAGTACAGCAACAGCTGCCAAAGAACAAGCTAATATTGATTTGATGGAAACTAGAGAAAAACAATTAGAAGCAGAGCGTAAAGCTAAAGCGGATGCTGATGCCTTAAAAAAAGAACAGGAGCAAGCAGCATTAAGACAAGCAGAGCTAGATCGCCAAGCAGCAGCAGAAAAGAAACAATCTGACGCTGTTGCTATGTCTGAAAAAATGGGTGAGCTTACAGCTTCTGGAACTAGATTAGCTGAACAAAGAGGCCCTTCTGCGGCGCAGATTAGAAGGCGTTCCTTAAGAAAAGGTAGAGGTCGAAGAAGTTTACTTTCTGGAAGCGGTGGCGGTGCTGGGTACTTTAGCAGGTTTACATAATGATTAAAGATCCAGTAGCAAAGGAATATCTTAAACGGTATGAGCAAGCAAAAGCAAAGCGTACAAACTTTGTTGATGTCTTCGAAGAATGCTATGAGTTTGCGTTACCGCAGCGCGAATCATTTTTCTATGAAGTGTCTGGTCAAAGAAGAGATGATAAGATCTTTGATGAGACAGCCGTTGTAGGTGTTCAAGAGTTTGCATCAAGGCTTCAGTCTGGGCTTGTTCCAAACTTTGCTCGATGGGCAGACCTTACTGCTGGATCTGAAGTTCCCAAAGATGAGCGCGATGGCGTTAATAATGAGTTAGACGAAGTTACTGAATATGTTTTTGAAGTTCTTCAAAACTCAAACTTTGCACAAGAGGTGCATGAGTCCTTTATGGACTTAGCAGTTGGTACTGGTGTCTTAGTATGCGAAGAAGGCGATGCTATAAATCCTATACGTTTTTCCGCAATACCGTTACCTCATGTCATACTAGACACTGGGCCTGATGATAGAATAGATCATGTATTTCGTGAGCGTAAAAATATACGCTTTGACCAACTTAAAATGCTTTATCCTAATGGCACATTTAATGATGAGTTAATGTCACTGATGAGCAATCAGTCTGACAAAACAACAACAGTTCTTGAAATAGTTTGTCGTGATTACTCAAGAATAAATGAAGATGCTTATATTCATTACGGTATTTGTTTATCAACTAAATCAGTAATTATGCGGCGTAACATGTCAGGCATTGGGTCAAATCCATTTATTTGTTTTCGGTGGTCTAAATGCGCTGGTGAGGTGTATGGCAGAGGCCCATTATTTAATGCGTTAAGTGCAATTAAAACAACTAATCTTACAGTTCAGATGATACTTGAGAATGCTCAAATGGCTATCTCTGGCATCTATCAAATGGAAGATGATGGGGTAATTAATCCTGATACAATTAATTTAGTCCCTGGAACAATAATTCCTAAAGCTATGGGTTCAGCTGGTTTGCAGCCAATACAAGCCGCTGGTAGATTTGATATAGCACAGCTTGTTCTTGGTGACATGCGTAGTAATATAAAACGTGCTTTATATAATGATATGCTTGGCGATCCTAATCGAACGCCAGCATCTGCAACAGAAATTGCAGAGCGTATGGCAGATCTATCAAGGCGCATTGGGGCAGCATTTGGAAGATTGCAAGTTGAGTTAGTGCAGCCTGTTTTACAAAGAGTTGTTTATATTCTTAAAAAACAAGGTCGTCTTGAAGTTCCAACTATTAATGGTAGAGAGGTTAAAATTAGATCTGTATCTCCATTGGCACAAGCGCAAGCTAATCAAGACA